CTATCAACTGAGACGTATTCCAACCTTGAACAGGCAGGATTATCAAAGGAGGTGGTTGATTCTTACATACAAGGTCAAGAGGCCATTCAGCAACAACAAGTTAACACGCTACAAAAGGCTGTTGGCGGAGAAGCTGAATACCAGGCTATGATACAATGGGCTGGTTCGAACTTAACGGATAGTGAACAGACGCAATTCAACGCAACTCTAGATAATGCAGAGAGTGCTGAGTTCGCAATCCAAGGGCTTAACGCTCGTTACAAGGCTGCCAATCCTACACTGATTGGTGGTAACCGTATTTCGGGTGATACAAATACTAGTAGTAGAGGTTATACCACAAAGAGTGATATGATGGATGCTATGAGTAGCTCGAAGTACAAGACAGACCACACTTACAGAGCGGAAGTTCAACGTAAGCTGGCCCTGTCGACATTCTTATAGTAAAACAAGTAAGTATAATTGCCTTGATGTTTCCCTCGAGGGGGAAGCTGAGAGATACCCTTTAAAACACTATGTATTATTATATAAACTAAACCGTGACATTTTGTCACACTTAAACTTTATATATAGGATATATTAAAATGGCATTTACAACTTCAAATCCCAACTTCGACTTCGGTGGAACAGCGGGAAACAAAGACCTAGCGTTAAAAATCTTCTCTGGCGAGGTGCTAACAGCATTCGCATCTAAGAACGTATTTATGCCGCTAGTAAACACACGTACAATTAACTCAGGTAAGTCTGCACAGTTCCCAGTAATTGGTAACCTATCAGATTCAAGTGATGTTAAGACTCACACTCCTGGTGCTGACGTAGTTCCTTCTTCAATCGGTTCTAACGAGCAAGTAATTACTATTGCTGCTCGTAAATACGCTTCAGTATTTGTAGACGATTATGAAGAAGCTATGTCTCACTACGAGACTCGTGGTCAGTACTCTACTGAGATGGGTAATGTTCTAGCTAAGAAAGTAGACAAAGCTATTATCACACAGCTTGACGCTTGTGAGACAGCTACTCCTAAAGTAGGTCAACCAGCAGTTAACGCTGATTTGGTTATTGGTGCTACTCCAACTGCTAACGCTATTGTTGAAGCATTATTTGATGCTGCAGCAACTATGGAAGGTAAGGACATCGCAGGCGATAAGGTTTGTATCTTAAATCCTGAAGCTTACTACAACTTAGTACAGTCAGACAAAGCAGTAAATCGTGATTGGACAAATGGTAATGGTGGTATTGATACTGGTTCAGTATTCAAAATCGCTGGTATCCCAATTATGACTTCTAACAACGTACCAGCTGGTAAGTGGGGTTACATCTTCACACCACACGCTGTAGGCGTTGTTAAGTTATTAGACATCAAGTCTGAAGCTAATTACATTCCTGAGAAATTAGGTACGTTAATGGTTTCTTCTTACGCGATGGGCGAAGGCGTTCTTAACGCTGGTTGTTCTATCCGTTTGTCAGTAGCTTAAGTTAGTTAGTTAGACAATTTTGAGGCATCTCTTCGGAGGTGCTTCATCCACATTAAATAAAGAGGTACTATGAACAGATACAACGACGCAATTAATATTTGCTTAACAACAATAGGCGAGAGTCCTATCCCCGCTAGTACCTCTATAGTTGGTCACTATGAGGCTGAATTAGCCGACACTATTATTAGTGAATCTTTAACCGAAGTACTCGCCTTTGGTTACAACTTTAACACAGACTCTGATTGGGAGCTTGTTCCAGATACCTCTGGTAACATCGCTATTCCAGCAGGAGCTATTTCAGTAGATGCTTCTACTACTTCATCTGATTATATTATGAAGAGTGCTAAGCTATACAACAAAGCAACAATGAGTTATGTCTTCACAGAAACTGTATTGGCAGATATTACGTGGGCTATTGACTTCAATGACCTACAACCTATCATACAGATTCTAGTAGTAGCGAAAGCTAAGATGAAGTTATACACAAGAGTAGTAGGCGTAGATACTGCATATAAGGTATTTGTACAGGAAGTAGAAGATGCCACAACTGCAGTAAGAGCTGAGGATATCACATCAGGTGACTATTCAATCTTTGACGATACAGTCACATCAAGAGTTATGACTAGAACATCTAACCCACTACCAATTTAAGGAGTAATCTATGGAAGTTAATCAAACTATACCATCACTTGTTAATGCCGTTAGCCAACAAGCTCCAGAGCTAAGACACGACACTTCTGTTGATGAAATGATTAATTGTACTGTTTCTTTCACGGAAGGAACTAAACGTAGAAATCCACTAGTAGAAGTAGCTATTGATAATTCTTTATTAGGACATACTCCTTTCATTCATACATATGAGAGAGGAGACGGTACTGAGTCTTACATCATCGCTATTATTAGCGGTGCTTGGAAAGTATATGATTTAGCAGGCGTATTACAAGACAGTGGCACTAATAGTTATCTGACAATACCTGCTGGAGCATTAGCTTCAGAGAGTTTTGCAATGGTAACCGTTGGTGATACAACATTTGTTGTTAATAAGACAAAGACAGTCGCAGAGAGTACTACATACACACACAGTACTACTAATACAGATATACATAGAAGCCACGCTTACTACTGGGTTAAGAGAACTTATATCTCTTATGGTGGTGCAGATAATGCAGTAAAGAATACATATACCTACACTATTAACGGTACTACTAACTCTAATAAAGACACAGAGAATGGAGCTAAATCAGATTTAATTGCTTCTACACTAGCATCACAAGTAGGTGCTTCTTCATCAGGTTCTATTATTTATAAAGCAACAACAGGTACTTGGAATACATCAGACTCTTGGGGTAATCAGGCATCAGAGGGGTGGCAGGGTGTGCTTAAGAAGCTACAAGATTTACCTAATACAATGGGTAGTTATTCTGGTTTACAGACACTTGTTAATGTAACAGGTGATGAGAAGAATGGTTTTGAAGGGTTCTGGGCTTGGGTTAAGAATGCTGGAGAGGCTTGGGTAGAGACAGTAGCCCCTGGTATTAAAGATGGGTTTCAAAACTCAACTATGCCACACACACTTACACGTACCTCTATTGGTAACTTCACCTTTGGTGAGTTTGCTTATTACGACAGAGATAAAGGTGATGAACTATCCAACGCAATGCCTAGTTTCGTAGGTCAGAATATTGCAGATATCTTCTTCTATAGAAATAGACTTGGTTTCATATCTGGTGATAATATCATTATGTCTGAGACAGGTATCTATGAGAACTTCTTTAGAACAACAGTCACAGACTTACTTGACACAGATGTTGTTGACGTAGCAGTAGATACTAACTCAGTAGCTAACTTAAAGTATGCTATACCCTTCAACCAGAACTTACTGGTGTTTGGTTCGCACGCTCAGTACATACTAGGTGGAGAGAAACCTCTTACACCTTCTACTGCAAGTCTAGCACAAACTACTAACTACCCTATTAATATAGCAGTAGCTCCTACTCCTATTGGGCCTAATGTCTACTTTGGTTTGGATGTTGGTGACTTTGCACAGGTTCGTGAGTACTATAACGTACCAGGTTCTACAGGTAACGAAGCACAAGATATTACAGCTCACGTTCCTACTTATATTGACCATCACTTAATTGCTATAGAAGCAAGTACTAAGTATGATATGTTATTTGCAATACCACCAGGTAGTAATGAAATATATGTTTACAACCAAACGTGGGAAGGTGAAGAGAAATCACAGTCTGCTTGGCATCGTTGGGAAATCCCTAATGCTACTATCTTTAATATTAAAGTAGTGGCTGATGACTTACTTGTTATGTATGATGAAGGCACTGACAGGAAGCTAGGTAAAATTAGTATTAAGTCAGAAGACTTTACAACTACTGTTTATACCGATGCTACTGGCACGTACTCTAGTGAGATAACCCTGAACGAATGGGGCTTTCAATCTGGTGGGCAAACTAAAGTAGATAACAAAACAGGACGTTTACAGATACGTAAACTTACAATACAAGACAGAACAGATTCAGACCAAGACATAGAAGTAGTAGTTGGCCCACATACGAAGGTATTCCACCGTCATATACAAGGCGGCCCAACAGCTACTATTATGGGTGAAAGCCAGAAGACCTCTATTAAGATTAAGAGTGTTGGTTCTACTGGATTCTGCATCGACAGTCTAAATTTAACAGGTAGATTTACAACTAAGTCTAGAGCTGTTTAAACACACACAGAGGAAATAACTATGGTTTCAGATAAGGTCTTTACAACAGACGGAACTAGTACAATATACAGCGCTGATTTTAAGATTATATCTGACAATCATTGTAATGTTTATATTGATACTGTATTACAAAGTAGAACCACATACGACATCATCAACAATGCTGCGGTATTTAATACTGCTCCAGCAACAGGTAAAACACTAATTGTACAAGTTGGTACTACTCCTGATGATTTATTAACAAATCCTACGGATGCTGGTATTGTAGCCGCTAATATTGCTAATGTAAATGCAGTAGGTTCTAATATTGCTGATGTTACCTCGGTAGCTGACAATATGGCTGAAGTACTAACTGCAGATACAAATGCAGCGGCAGCGGCAGCTTCGGCTATTGCAGCTCAGTCTTCTGAAGATGATGCAGCGGCTGACCTAGTACTAACTAATGCAGATGTTGTTTTAACTCACGCAGATGTTGTACTTACACACGCTGACGTTATTCTAGCAGAAGCAGATAAAGTACAAACAGGCTTAGACCTAGTTGCTACTAATCAAGATACTATAGATACTGCGGCTGACCTAGTTGCTACTAATCAAGATACAATTGATACAGCAGCTGATGTTGTTTTAACTAATCAAGATACTATAGATACTGCAGCTGACGTTGTTCTAACTCACGCTGATGTAGTACTTACTCACGCAGATGTTGTTCTAACAAATGCTGATGTTACTACAACTGGTAATGCATTAACTGCGGCTCAGTCAGCTCAAACAGCGGCAGAGACAGCAGAAACTAATGCAGAGACAGCAGAAACTAATGCAGCGGCTTCAGCCTCTAGTATTCTAGGTGCAGTAACAGCTACAGCGGCAGACGTAGTTACTACAGCTGGTTATGCGGCTTCAGCAGCAGCAACATTTGATAACTTTGATGACAGATACCTAGGTAGTCAGGCAACAGCCCCTATCCTAGATAATGATGGTGATGCCCTAATTGTAGGTGCGTTATACTTCGATACTGTTGAACAAGTAATGAAAGTAAACACAGCCTTTGGTTGGGTTGCTACTTCATCTGCTACCTTAGCTACTATGGAAAGGTTTGTATTTACAGCAACAGCAGCTCAAACAGTATTTAGTGGTACAGATGATGGTGGTGATACATTAGTTATTATTGCGGGCGCAGAGATTGTTACACTTAATGGTATTGTACTAGAGGTAACCGCAGATTATACTGTGACTACTTCTTCTATTACATTACTATCAGGTGCTACACTTAATGATGATTTAAACGTATATGCATTTGGTAACTTTGAGTTAGCTGACCATTACTCTAAGGTAGCAGCAGACGCTCGTTACGCAGCTATAAGTGTTGTTAATTATGATGCTTCTACTATACAAGCAGAGGTTGATTTAAACACAGCAAAGACAGGCATTACTTCTAGTCAAGCTTCGGCAATCACAGCTAACACTGCTAAGGTAGGTATTACTTCTAGTCAAGCATCAGCTATTACAGCTAACACTGCTAAGGTAGGTATTACTTCTAGTCAAGCATCAGCTATTACAGCAAATACTGCTAAGGTAACTAATGCCACACATACTGGTGATGTAACAGGTGATACAACTCTTACTATTGCTACTGATGCGGTAGACATCGCAATGTTATCTGCTACTGGTACTGCTAGTTCATCTACTTACCTTAGAGGTGATAATACTTGGGGTACTGTAAGCACTGACCCAACTATGGGTGGTGATATGTCTGGTACTGCTTCTAATGCTCAACTTGTAGCTAATGCTGTTGGTTCAACAGAGATTGCTAATGGTGCTGTAATAGATGCTAAGATTGGTACTATGAGTTCTAGTAAACTGACGGGTGCTTTACCTGCGATTGATGGTAGCTCTTTAACAGGAGTTTCTGGGGCGTTTAACTCAAGTTACAATTGGGCTAGTGCTTCTAGGAATAGGTCTACAACTTATACTAACAGCTCTGGTGGACCTATATGGATGTCAGTCCCTAGAGGTGGTGGTGGTGAAACCATTACTATAAAAGGTGTTACACAATCAGGACATAATAGCAGCCAATCGGCTACTTTGCTTGTTCCAGAAGGTGCTACATACAGATTTAACACACCAGTATCTAGCTGGTATATAGTGAGCCTATAAGGAGAAGATTATGGTACATTATTACGACAAAACAACTCTTGAGACTAGAGCTTTTAATGACGCAGACGACTATACTCTCTGTGTGGAAAGGGGGTACGCTCCCGCACCTAGCTCTGCTTTCGTATTGATACCCAATCCTATAGAAGGAGACTACCAGTACGATGACACTGTTGGTTTATGGGCTTTAAGATTAGTTAATATTGATGAAGTCAGGAGAGATAGGGACGAAAGGTTATTACAATCCGATTGGTCTCAGAATAGAGACATAGTGTTGGAAAACGACAGTGATTGGGTGGCATATAGACAGGCTCTTAGAGACATTACTACTGATTACATTCCAGTTAGCAACCCTCGTTGGCCCACCAAACCAAACTAATCCAAATTAAATAAACAGGAGTATCCAAAATGAGTAACGCAAGAAATCTAGCTAACCTCTTAAGTGACACTGGTAATGTGAGAACATCTAAGTTATCTAATGCACCCTCTCCTACTTTAGGCGGTGATTTAAGTGGTACAGCAAGTAATGCTCAATTAGGAGCAAACGTAGTAACAGACGTAGAATTAAATTCTGCAAAACTAAACCAAACTGCACTCGATGTGGGTTCGGCAGAGGCGCTGGCACTAGCTGGCCTTTAATCATAACCATACAAAAATAAATAAGGAAAATAACTATGGCTATTAATACAACGACATTTGAGGCATCATTACAAACAAAGTTTGATGCTACAACAGATGCAAAGGAAATGTTACTTCTTGGTAAGGCACTAGAGGCAACAGTAGGTTCAATTAACGTAAGCAATGTTAACGCAGAAGGCGTGACACAGATTGCTGCAGTACAAGCAGCTATGACAGGTGCATTACCAGACCAAGCAGGACAATCAGGAAAGGTTCTTACCTCTGATGGTACTAACTCAGCTTGGGCAGAAGGTTTACCTTCACAAACTAGTCAGACAGGTAAATTTCTAACGACTAATGGTACTGCTGCTAATTGGGAGACTTTATCTTCTAATTCACTAGGTGAGAATATGACTGTTGCTGCAGGTGAATCTGTTACAACTGGTGATGTTGTTAATTTCTATAATAATGAAATTGGTGAAAATCCAGTACCTAATTCTCAACTAGACACCACTACAGATGCTTCTCAAACATATAAAAATGCAAATGAGTCAGGTACTCTCGCACTTACTTGGGAGGAGGGTGAGATGAATAACCACGATGTAACCGTGGGGGTTGTCCAGAGTAATGGTTCTATTACGTGGGGCTCACCTATCTCAATATATAGTGGATATAGTAATACACAGCACGCAGTCTATTCCCTAGGCGGAGATAACTTTGCTATGTGTGGTTATATGTATAAAGGTAGTTGGGCAGGCACAGCTTATTCTTTTATGGTTTTCTTTACACTTAATCCTGTTACAGGGGGTCTTGTGAGTAAGAGTAATGCTATCACAGATAGTTCAAATATGACTAACGATAAATATAACAGGTGTTATCATAGGGTTCGTATGCTTTCCCCTACTAAGATATTGCAGACTACACATAAAGATAATCCAGGGTATGGTGGCTCAGCTCACCAGTCCTATGTATGTACATTTACAAATTCAGGAAGCATCTCTCGGGCACACGATGGCAGTAATGTTATAACTCACGGAAATGAGCATAGAGATAGAGCTTGGATTGTAGGGGCTAATACAAAAGTATTAAGTGCAGTTGACAACAAAACTTGGAAGCTGCGTGACTGGAATGGCACAGTTGCAACTAATCAGGCAGATATACTATGGGATGCTGATTGGGATTCTGAAAGTATGCCTTATAGACCTGACGATAATGTTGATAAGTTTGTTGTTGCTTTTAAAGATGCCTCTAATAAGTTTGTATTGAATACTTATGAATATTCTTCAGGAGCAATCACAAAGACAAACGAATACGTTGTTGTTGCTGATGGCGTAGGCGTTTCTATTGGCCGTCTTATTGGTACTGGTGATAATCTTGTACTTGGATATGAAGACAACTCTAAAGGTTATATTATGACCTTCACCTTAGACGCAACAACTAAAGCTGTTAGTGGTAGTGGCTTACCCCTACTAAGTAATACAGCTAATAAACCTGTACTGATATATGGCCCTAATAACACAAACAAATATTTAGGTCTGTATAACACTGCAGGTAATATGGCTGTTTCAACTATTGCCACAGTTGGTGCCTATGCTACGATACCTTTAAATTGGATTGGTGTTGCTTCTACGGATGCCGCAGCTGGTGAAACCTCCTACGTTATCGTGGACGGTGTTGCTGGAGGATTCTCGGGCTTAACCCCTGGTGCTACTTACTATTATAAAACAACTACATATGATAGTACAATTTCAACAACGCAAAGCTCTTTCAAAGTAGGAAGAGCAGTTTCAACTACGGAGATACTTTTAGATGCTTAATTATAGAACACAAAGAGAAGGTGCTTATCTAAGCATTGAAGAGCAGCTTGATGCTTTATGGCACGAGCTGGATACGTATGGTACTATTTCTAAAACCCACACGAACAGTGAGGGTGTAGAGGAAGATGGCCTTTGGTATGGTTTGTGTAAGTCTGTGAGGACTAGATTCCCTAAACCAGTAGAAGAGTAACAAGAGAGTAAAAACAATTAGGGGTGAAATGCCCCACACTAATTAACTAACGAAAGGAACAGATGAAATCTACCGACAACAACTGGCACTTATCTAAGAGTGTATCCATAGGCCATATAGTGACTACAACAATAGTACTACTAAGCATAGTTATGTACCTAGGCGATATTGAGCGTGACGTTAGTATTAACACAGTTGAAATTGCTAATATCAAGGATTCTAGGGATAGAAACAGAGCTAGGTATGATACTATGTTTGAAAGAATTGAAGACAAACTAGATAGACTGTTTGTATATATAACTGAGCAGAAGTGATATGGGTAGAACTAGTGGATAATACTGCTAGATTCTTTCTCTTTGACCCTTGGACTCTCCCAATTAACTGGATAATGATATGATAACTTTACTAACAAGTATAGCCCCAATCTTTGGTGGTTTTATTATGAAATTGTTTGCTTTAAATCAGCAAGCTAAACAAGAACAACAGACTCAGATGCTAGATGCATTTGCTGCTCGTTCTAAATCTATAGATGATGCTAGGTCTGCTGCTAATAAGGAAAGCCCTATGGCTGCCTTAAACAGACGATTAATCATTTGGGTAATGTTATCACTAATTGTTATCTATGTAACAGCACCATTGTTCCTAGATATCCCTACAGCTGTACCTATCGTTACTGAAGGTATTAGCTTCCTAGGATTCGACATTACTTCTGATACAGTAGAATATACTATGGTCAGAGGTTTAATCAAGTACGATGAGATATTTGCTTGGACATCATTAATAGTTGAGATGTACTTCGGTGCTTCTATGGCTAAAGGACGATGATGAATTATAAGCTACTAACTGTTTGTATTCTATTTGGGATACAGGTACACGCCGCAGATAATACTTATACAACTACTACGACAAGTAATAGTACAGTTAATAGCACCTCAAACAATAATAGTACAAGTGCCTCTACAGTTGACCATAAGAACCAACCTGTAGGTGGAGCTAGAGCGCCTAGTGTATCAGTAAGTAATTCTGATGTCTGTGTATCTGGTGTAAGCGGTGGAGTACAATCAAATGTTGTAGGATTATCATTTGGTACTACTGTGATTGATGCTAACTGTGAGAGACTTAAACTTAGTCGTGAGCTACGTAAGGGTGGTATGAAGGTAGCTTCTATTGCTTTGTTATGTCAAGACCCTAGAGTATTCCAAGCAATGATTATGTCAGGTACACCTTGTCCCGCTAAAGGTAAGATTGGTAATGATGCTGCAGGTTATTGGAACTCATACCCAGAACTTAGACCAGACTTTCAAGAGTACGTAGCTAATAAGCAAATACTCATTGATTCT